GGCAAATGGGATTTTGGAGTTTGTTCTGAATGGCTCCTCGGGAAGGATTCGAACCTCCGACCAATTGGTTAACAGCCAACTGCTCTACCACTGAGCTACCGAGGAATAATAGGAAGCGGATTAAATAGATTAATCTCTGCGATCACCGAAGAATCGAAGCATCATCAAGAAAAGATTGTATCGCTTTTGTTTCTCCTCACAATGGATTCATTGGTCTTTCATCAGCAACAGCTCAAAGAGATGCGATGATTACTTTCTTTGATCAACTACCATCAACATCATATGCTGTTTTTGATAGTGGTTACAAATATGTTTATGACAGATACAACGACAAATATCGTTACATTCCATGCAATGCTGATGTAGCAGGTCTTTGTGTTAAAACTTCAGATACTCTAGAAGACTGGTTCTCGCCTGCTGGTTTAAATCGTGGCAACTTAAACAATGTAGTCAAACTTGCTTACACTCCAACAAAAACAGATAGAGACAAACTCTATCAAAAGAGAATCAATCCTATTACTTCTTTTCCAGGTCAAGGAACAGTTCTATTTGGTGACAAAACAGCACTATCAACTCCAAGCGCATTTGACAGAATTAACGTTCGTCGTTTATTCCTTGCTGTTGAAAAGAGAATTTCTCAACTTGCTAAAGGTGTTCTATTTGAATTAAATGATGGTGCTACAAGAGCAGCTTTTGCTAATGCTGCCAGTTCATTCATGACAGAAGTTAAATCAAAAAGAGGAGTTACAGACTTCTTAGTTGTTTGTGATGACACAAACAATACTGCTGACGTAATCGACAGAAATGAATTTGTTGCTGAAATTTATATGAAACCATCAAGATCAATTAACTACATTACTATTACCTTTGTTGCTACCAGATCTGGTGTAAGTTTCGCTGAAGCAATTGGTAAATAATTTATCACTAATCATACATTCAAAAGAGAGGTAACAAAAAATGGCTGCTAATAGCAATGTAAAAGACTTTTTAGCAAAGATTAATCAGGGCGTAAAACCCAATCTGTTTTACGTTTCATTCGCATTCCCAAACAATTTATCAAATAAATTGACTGGCGATGACGCAGTTCTCGCAAATTTACTTTGTAAGTCTGCTGCTTTACCAGCTTCAAACCTTGGAGTAATCGAAGTTCCTTTTAGAGGAAGAACAGTAAAGATTGCTGGCGACAGAACATTTGATACATGGACAGCAACATTTATTGGAGACAGAGACTTCAAGATCCGTGGTGTTATGGAGCGTTGGATGAGAGCTATCAATGCTCACGAAGCAAACACAGCAGAACTAATCAAACCACAAACAAGTGATGGTTATACTGCTGACATCGTAGTTCAACAATTAGAAAGAGACGCAACTATCACTGATCCAGGTGGTGCAGGTCTCAGAACTTATAAGTTGATTCAAGCGTTCCCAACTAACGTATCACAAATTGATCTTGCTTATGATAGCAATGACCAGATTGAAGATTTCACGGTTGAATTCCAACTCCAGTACTGGACTTGTGGAACCAACTCCCCCGATTACAACAATCTCATTGCTTGATAAATAGTTAAAACATGTGAGATCATTTAGATATGAGTCAACTATTTGGATTTTCAATTAAAAGCAAAGCGGAGGAGCTGAGAGGACAATCTCCAGTTCCTCCTTCTGCTGACGATTCAGTAACCACCGTAGCAGGTGGTTATTTTGGTTCATATGTAGATATTGATGGCGTAGCAAGAAATGAGTTTGATCTCATCAAACGCTACCGCGATATGTCAATGCATCCAGAAGTAGATTCTGCTATTGATGAAATTGTCAATGAAGCAATTAATTCTAGTTTAGATGATACTCCAGTACAAATTGAATTATCAAATCTTCCAGTAAGTGAATCTATTAAAAAGAAAATTAGAGAAGAGTTTGCTTATATTCTTCGCCTTCTACATTTTGATACTAGATCACATGAAATGTTTAGAACATGGTATATTGATGGAAGAGTATTTTATCACAAAGTAGTAGATCTAGCAAATCCAAAAGCTGGTATTTTAGAACTTAGATATATTGATCCTCTAAGAATTAAAAAAGTTAGAGTTCAAACTAAAGATCCAAGAATGTCAGAAACTGTAAAAGGTGTTCAAGGTTCTGCCTATCAATATGATTTTGGTGAGTATGTAGAATACTACATGTATAATCCCAAAGGATTTATTAGTTCAACTTTTGACGTTAACAACGCTACAAGTGGCGTCAAAATTGCCAATGACTCTATCACATATATTACATCGGGACTACAAGACCTCAACAAAAAAATGGTCTTAAGTTTCCTACACAAAGCAATCAAATCACTTAACCAGTTACGCATGATTGAAGATGCTCTGGTTATCTATCGTTTGTCACGCGCACCAGAACGCCGTATCTTCTACATCGATGTAGGTAATCTTCCTAAGGTAAAAGCGGAGCAATACCTCAGAGAAACAATGGCTCGCTATCGTAACAAACTTGTGTACGATGCACAAACTGGTGAAATCCGCGATGACAAAAAGCATATGAGTATGCTTGAAGATTTTTGGTTACCTCGCCGCGAAGGTGGCAGAGGAACAGAAATTAGTACTCTTCCTGGTGGTCAAAATCTTGGTGAACTAAAAGACGTTGAGTATTTCAAAAAGAAACTATACAACTCACTTAACCTGCCACCATCACGTTTAGATGATGCTAACCAAGGATTCTCACTTGGTCGTTCATCAGAAATTTTACGTGATGAACTTAAGTTTGCCAAATTTGTTGCTCGTCTTCGCAAGAAGTTTAGCGCACTATTTCATGATATTCTCAAAACTCAACTTATTCTAAAAGGTGTAATCACACCAGAAGATTGGGAAGAGATGCAAGAGCATATTCAATATGACTATCAATTTGATAATCATTTTGAAGAACTCAAGCAAGCAGAACTTATGGGCAATCGTCTTCAAGTTGCTGCTCAAATTGATCCATTCCTTGGTAAATACTATTCCATCGAATATGTTAGAAAACAAGTTCTCATGCAAACTGATGTTGAGTATGAAGAAATTACAAAACAAATGGATGCAGAAATTGCAGAAGGCAAGATTCCAGATCCTATTCATACAAATCTTATGAATGCAGCATCATTAGAATTAGGAGCTGCGCCACCACCTCCACCAGAACCTACTGCTCCACCCAAACCAAAAACATCTGAACAATAAATAGTTTATTATAGGTAAATCACATGGACACTATTGAAGTTATTCAAAGCATTCGCAATCAAGATCGCGCTGCTGCTGTTGAAAAAATTAACGATATGTTATACAACAGAGCATCAGAAGCTATGAAATCTTACAAAGAGATTGTAGCGCAATCATTCTTTGGTCATGAAAACGAAGAAACCGAAGAAGAGGAAACAGAAGAATGAAACTAATCACCGAAGCAATTGAGGATATTCAAATCCTCGAAGAAGAAAGAAACGGCAGAAAAACTCTACACATTGAAGGTGTATTCCTTCAAGCCGATTTAAAAAATCGTAATGGTCGCGTTTATCCTTTCCCTGTACTAGAAAGGGAAGTTAATCGTTACAATGAGCAATATGTTTCCGCTGGTCGTGCTCTCGGTGAGTTAGGTCATCCAGATGGTCCTACTGTAAATCTTGATAGAGTATCTCACAAAATCACATCGCTTAAAGCAGAAGGCACAAACTTCATTGGCAAAGCTCAAATTCTTGACACACCAATGGGCAACATTGCTAAATCACTTTTAGGTTCTGGTGTTAAACTTGGCGTTTCTTCTAGAGGCATGGGTTCGATTGAAGAAAAGAATGGCGCAAAT